CTCACATCTAAGGAAATATGATTTTGGGTTATGCTGTTAAACGATCTGACAGACAGCAGTATATATCGATCATGGGGAGATCGTCTGTTAGAAGCGGTCTATTGAAGCCGTTTTGATGGTGGTGGTGGAATTTTTGCGGATGGTGGCAGAAGTCCTCAATAATTAGAGGGCAGTCCTTGTTTTCAGAGGGCAGTCCTCACCACTGTATTACTTTCCTAACCTTGCCGGAACAAATGTCGAGTATCGCCGTAGGCGGCTACCGTATTTGATCCATATTTTCTTATCGGCAGCATCCCCGAAGTGTGTAGCTTCTTCAGGTAGGATACCGGAAGAAACATCTTCGGATCTCTTATCCTTTTTAAACTTACCTTCTTTTTCTACAACCTTTGTGTTATTCAGGGAAGTAAGAAGGAATTTACATTTGTTGCCGTTAAATCTCACCCTGGGAAACTTAGGATTGTTTTCTTTCAGGATATTCCCCCAGAGCAGGTATTTGTCATGATGTGGTGGTTCCTGTCCTTTGTGATATTCGCTTACAACAGTCCATCCATGCCGTTCTAATCGAGTGATTGCTTGTCCGTTGTATGTATCAGCAGAGTTAGCAAGGCGGTGATCACCGTACTTATCATGGTAGAACAATACGGTTTTGTCATTGTGATAGCGGTAATAGTTACAGAAATCATCTACAAGATCATCAATCATGACCTTGTGGTTATCAGAAGGCTTGACAAAGAATTCATTGATAAAGTGATCAGTGAGTACATCATCACCGGTGATGATATCTTTGTCATGTTCCTGGCCAACAGTCATGAGAGATATGCGTGATCCCCAATCGAAAGAAATATCAAGGAGTTTATCCGGATTGCAGTCACTATCAAAGCGTGAATCAGGTGTGCCGAGTTTTTGAAAATCCCAATTAGAATTTTCGGCCAGGTCACGGATGAATGATTCATTATAGGAATCATAGTAGATCTGAAGCTTTTCATCAATATTATAATAGCAATCTTCCACCTTATCTGAGATCATGTTCATAATTTCGATAAGAAATGTGAGCTTGGTTTGTTTTTGGTATTCACGTTTAATATAACTCAGTCCTACGTTTTGGATATTATCGAAGGCATTACTGAGGGTGAAAAGCATTCCTTCACTGCTGACATAAGGAAGGATCTCCTGGCGTACTCTAACGATCTCATTCCAGAGATCTTTAAAATCTTTCGGGTTGGTAACTTCAAGTAGTTCAAGTTGAAGCTTTACAACACGATTCCATACATTGAAATAGCGGATCCCTTTTTCTTCTTCATAATAATTGCCGAAGTCAAGCAGCCATCTACCGGCTTTGGTAGGTGGCATGGATGAAACGTAGTGGAATCCATGATGCCAGGGAACAGGTGATTTTGATTTAGGGCCAAACATTTCAAGGTTTCCCCTGTTAGCCGGTGAGATCTCCTGATCATAGCGGCTTTTTATGATAGTTAATGCTTCATCCAATATTTCAAAGTCGATATTCGGGCCACGACCTGATCCCATTCTATCTTGTGAAGCCAATAGGTAGCCTGTGCCATTGATAAAACTAATGAAGTGATCATGTTTGAGGATCTTTTCATAGGGAGTTTTGAAATGGTCAGGCGGTTTACGATTTATAACATAGTGGTGATCTTTAGAATATCCTAATGTTTCTTCTAAGAATTTGAAGGTGGATGGCAGGGTTCTGGTCATAAGCTGTCCGAAGGTCTGTCCTGTGATGGATGTAACACTGCGAGGCATGTAGATATTATTGCGGTGTATAGTCCAGCCCATGCCATGAGATTTTCCTGTACCCCTACCGTGTATTTCAACGGTATTCTTCCCTTGAAGAATGAAGGAAGAAAGCTGAGAAGGATTGAATTGAATAAGTTTCTGTGCCATTTATGATTCCATTATTTCGGCGGCCTGATCTATTGTAATTGGTGCATGAATAAGATCGGCAAGTTCTTTTCGTGTTGATATAGGAAGTTTATTGAAGGCATCCATATCGAGTTTTATTTCTTGGCCACCGATATTTATAACAGTAAAGAATTGATGTGATTCGAGGATATCAGGATTCGGGAGAATCTTTTCATCATTTTCCAATTGTGCGGCTTTAATGAGTTGAAGCCTTGCATTATTCCATGCTTTAAAACCACGAGGCCCAATGCCTTTTGCTATACCAATCATGGTAAGGCAGTCCTGAATAACCCACCGGCGAATGAATTCTTTATCAACAGGATTGGTATAGTTAAAAAGTCTTTTGGCATTGCGTAGATCATCATAAGCCTGTGTTTGAGATAGATCAGGATATTTTTTCTGGTACATTATTACTGCCTGTCTGTCTTTAGGATAGCGGCGAAGCAGATCATCAGCAGAATTCCAACGATCAAAGATTTTTTGTTGCTCTTTTGAGAGTAAAGAATTGCCAGGATCAAGACAATAAGCCACGATCTTATCATAAGTGGTTTCTAATAATGCTTGTTTACTCATTGGCTTTGATTTGAATATTTGTTTCTTCCTGAATTTTTAGTAATAATTGTTGTGCCGGATGGCTGCCATTATCGGCAGATGTCTTAATGGATTGACGAAGTGTCATATCACCTTTAAGATATCCGGTCATATAGGCAATATAAAATTCACCTGTTTTATTGTTGAAGTCCTCAATATAAGCTTCAGGATCCACTTCTGCATTTATGCAGATATGCTCGAAAGTGTAAAACAATTCAGCCATTTCATTAATTACCTGAAGCTGATCCTGAGTTAATGGAATCGTTGAGCCATTTGTAGTCGAATTCATAAACATCTTTAAATGGGAATATTACGCCACGTTCAATGCGTGGATTTTGAGTCATATTCGCTGATGAAACAATAGAAATATAGTGATCCGCTGAACGGATTAATGTAACCTTTGCATGGCATCCTTTTGGGAAAAGCAGGTACGGGAAGTTAGCTGCTAATAATTGAAGTGGTTTCGGATTACGCACTTTTACTCTTGGATCCAAAAGGAATGAGATTGATTTTATCAGTCCTGATTCATGATGTTTGAGAATTTGCCTTACTGCCAATTCAGCTATCGACCAGGTAGCGATCAAAACATCAGAAGGGCCAACTTGCAAAAGCACATAGATAAGCAGATCATTCATTGACCATCTTCCGGAAGTGACATAATGTGTTGCTATTGAAAAATCAATATCGCCGATATGTTTTTTCAGGATCTCCAAAGGAGTTCCTGCAAAAGCGGCGGCTATTTGATCTGAGGTCATGACCGTAGCAAAAGGACCAGAAGTTTCAGCTTCGTCCTTTTGCCTGGGTGGCGTTATGTCGCTTGGTTTTATTAAAGGCATCTAATTTGGTTTGAATATCTTTTATAAGCTTTTCATCGGTTTTGATCTGTGCTGCAAGGTGTTCACGTTTGGCACCTTCAGGCATGGGATTTTCTTTGTCTTTTTTAGAAACCGATTGGTAGAGAAGCTTATTTTTCTTTTTGGTAAGCCTTGATCTTACGTTGGTTCTTTTTTTCAAAAGTTCTGCCTCACTCATATTTTCAATAGGATCAGGCTTAGTAACTTTTGGTGCTTTCTTTATTGCCTGAGGGAATTTTAATTCATCCTCAGTGGGAACAATTTTTTCAGTGAAGAAGCGATTTTTAAGATCATATAAATACTGAAGTAAATCTGAAGATTCTTTGATCAGTTCACGGATCTCTTTACGTTTAGCAATATTATCAGCAGTGTTGGCTTCGGGGATCTCTTTGAGTTTACGATGAAGCTTATCACGGTTTGAGCTGAGAACGCCAGTGGTTTTTATAATTGATTGAATAGTTACGGGATAAGTCTGAATAATTTCACTAAGCTTTTCGCCGGCCTGCGAAGCGGTAGAGCCTGCTGAATCCATTTTTTTTTTAAGATCAGCAGAGCCAGGGATTGAACGGGAGATATTACCAATGGATTTGTTTAGTTCCCATCTGATTTTAGAGAGATTCTTGGGAGTGTTCTTTCTTGAAAGGTTACGAACAAGAGTCTTATTTTTGCATGCCTGGACTAACAAGGCAAGTCCTGAGTTATAATCAGGATCATTTTTGAGCCATTTAGTGATTTGATTTTTGAGTTCTTTTTCCATGTGTTAATTTTTGAGCAAATATAAAAAGAGGAAATTGCCAGAAAAAGGACAATAAAAAATGCCCTACCGAATTTGGGCAGGGCATTGCGAAACTTAAACAAAAATATGTATCAGGAAGGTTTTTTCTGTGAAGTGGTTTTTTTCTCTTTAATCGGTTTTGAACCTATGTCATTGAGTTTTTCGAGAACATCGTTAATAGCTTCTTTGACTATATGATCGCCTTCTGATTCAGGAGAAACATTAGAATCCTTTTTGGATTCTTTCACATCTTTGAGTTTAAGGTATGGGCATCCCAGATCGAAAGCCTTCTTCACCTTCTCAAAAGGAAGCTTTTCATCTGAAAGATCGAGAGTACCATGCCCAGGCAAGAAGATCTTGCCCGGTATGATACCAACTACCTCAAACGTATTAACCCAAAACTTACTCATTATACTGCCGGTGTTAACGGAATTGTGACTGCTTCAGGGACAATGGGTGCAGGGCCGGGGCCGTAGCTTGTGAAAGAAAGCCCGGCACCACTGCGGCCTGCTGTTCCTTCACCAGTTCCGGATTCACCATCAGGAGATTTCAAAGCAGGGAAAGCTTCGCTGCCCACCATGAAGTTAACTCCATTGGAATCAGGGACAATAAAAACCATTCCCTGGTTGTTGGTTGCCCGGATAAAGCCGAGAAGGGTTTTGTTCATCTTTGGATGGAATAATTTGAAGGTATGCTTCTGGCTTACTCCATCAATATCGCCCTGATCAGCATTGGCGATTGATCCTGTGTCAGGAGTCATATAGCCAACGAAGAATTTTGTTCCGGTTGCCATTGTGAAGGCACCGGAGAGTTCCTGTAATTCTGAAATGTCAAGGGCAGTTTCAGGATCAGGCAAAAC